ATTTTCATCGTGGTTACATAGGAACGAAATCAGCCACCGTAAGTTGGCACAGGCAGCATCGTCCCTGACCGGCTCCAGCGGCAGTCCATCAAAAGTATTGATGTACACCGCGGGATCCTTGGTCATAGTCGGGTCAAACACGATGTGATCTACGTCCACCGTGCGGCGCTCGCTACTGTTCAGCCACAGCGCGTAAGCGTCACCCAAGGCCATTTTTACAGCGCCTTCCGCTACACGCCGTTTCTTTTCCCGGTCCCACACGTCCTTGGTGCCGTCGATGTAAACATAGCGATCGGTAGGTGGCATGCCCAACGCACCGCCTTTTTTGCCCGACATGCGTCGCGTCTGCTCGATGTCACGGACGTGCTCATCAGAGATCAACCGCTTGCCCGTCTCATCCAACCAGGCTTTGGCCAGCGGCTTGCCGACCCGTGCTTCGAACGCTGACTTTTTCATTACCCGCGACTGGTCGCAGTCCCACACGTGCGTGGTCCCCTCGACTAGGGCGAAACGACGAAGCAAGAGATCAAGTGTCATAACCTCCCCCGCCCCCCCGTCAGGCGTAGGATCGGCCTCGCTTTGGGGGCCGGCGGCCAGCTGGTGCGGCCAGCTCGTATCACCGGATGGGGGCGGGGGAAGATCACGCGGATCAGGCTTAGCTGAATGTTGCATACCCAGCATCCGCGCAGCGTCCTTCACCGCCTTCGACTGATCACCGCCGTGCTCGAGCAAACAGAAGACTTCGAACGCATCGTTCTGGTGCCCGTTCGCGAGCGGATCAGCCCCGTGGTGCGAATAAACCTTGCCGTCGCTGATCGTGACACCCGGCATACCGGTGCTGCTGTGCGGATAGAGCCACTTACTGCCGCGCTTGATGTAGTCGTGTGCGCGCAACAGCTCTTCAACGTCGTGGCTACGATTGAATTCATCAATAACTGACGGCTTGCCTGCGGCAGGCGGTGGACGTTTGATGACTTTCGCCGGAGGCGTCTTCGTCTTGGGTGCCCACGGGCACGCGGCCTCGGCATCGCGCTTGAAGATGTCCCAATGGTTCCAGATCTTCAGCAGCTCGGGCGTAAGCACCGGCAAGCCATCGACAGAGCTTGGCGGTGTGCGCCAGGTGTAGGGCTTGCCGGTGCCTGGGTGAATCGATGGCGGCAATACGTCTTGCACCAGCCCACCCCGCAATTCGAACACGGTGATGCGCTGATATTCATCAGCCTCGGCACGCGCCTCGGCTTCACCTACCGCATCACCAGCGTCCTTTGCAGCTTTGGCCTTCGCGGTCAAAGCCTTGTGAATCGAACCATCAGGGTCTTTTTCATTGGGCCAAGCAAGTGCAACCCGGCTCAACTCTAAACCATCAGGAACGCGGAACATAATGCGGAAGCGCGCCGGGTTGCCAACTACAGTCGGAAACACCAGAGCCATTGCATCAAGGTCAATTTCCAGCAGGTCATACAGCACGTGCCGAGCCCACTGAACATCATCAACATCCAGAGAACAGATCCGACTCGGCCCCAAGACAACGCCGAGGTTGTGCTGGGGTTTCTTTTCCCAGAACGCGGCAGCCTTCGCCGATTCCGTGAAGTAGCCACCCGGCTTGTTCCACCCCTTCCCCTTCGGACCCTTTTCACCGGGTTCTATCGGGACTAACGCCAAACCGAATGTATCGACGTAGAACTGAGCCCAATCAGCGGTAGGCAATCGATTGTCCTGATGACTCATCTGCGCCGCTCCCGCAGCCCCTGGCAACTGACGCAGGTCGCACAACCCTGAATCGTCTGTTGGCGAAGCAACGGGATAGGTTCGTCGCAATCCTCACAGAATTGTGCGCTGATGGCGCTCGTTGGGCGCGGACGGCGATCCAATGCCACCTGTAGAAAGTACTCAGCCTGGTCGTTGGCGATATCGATTACGTCAGTCATCTTGACGTGCCTCCATCGCTTCCCTTGCCCCGGCCATGATTCCCAACACCGCGCGGATTACGTCGCTGCCATGCTTCTCCAAGCATTCAACTTCGTGCGGCTCCCAGATGTTGTCAGCAGCACCTTCGTGCATGCTGGAAACAAACAGGCCGGTTTGGTGCAGCACCTTGCTGACCGCCAGTAATGCTTCTTTGGTCGGGGCCGCCGCTTCCGGTTTGTACCAAACCATGCCAGCAGGCCGCATCAGGGCATCCAGCAACAAAGAATTTCCCGTCAGGCGGATGACCTCTTCCAGCTCATCAGGATCAAGCCACCGGCGCTCTTCGTCGTGCTTTAGTTTCTTCTGGAGGGTGTCGTAATCGATGACCATGTCCAACGCCAGAGCAGTGACACCGCCCCGATAATCATGGCCTGCCCGGTAAAGGGCTTTGCGCAGCGAAAGGACCGGGCCTGCACCCGGCAAAAGATCTGTGCGACTCATAACCGTAAATCCTCTGTTTACGGTGTGGCCGTAGAACCAAACACGCTCTATTCTACGACCACGACCGATGTGCTGTGCGAATCGTGCTGTGCAGCACGGTTCATCGTTCCAGTCGGCCCAGGGGATTCTTTTGGTGAGAGGTCCTGGGCAGACGCGCTATGTAGCGACTTACATGTACGTGTACTTCGTTACTTCCGGCCTGGAATTTCTTTGGTGAGAGGTTGCAGGCCGGTGCTTCATCTGGCGGTACGGTATGTGCTGCGTATCGCCACGCTGAGCTGGGGGATTCTTATGGTGAGAGGCCCCAGCCCGGCATCCTTTCAAGCTGTTGGCTCCATGCCTCCAGCCTCTTTAAATTCGTCGTACAAGCGTTCAATCGCCTTTCCAGTTACATATCGAACATCCGCACCTTTCGCGGCACGATTAATAGTAGGTTGCGTTGTTCCCACGCGCTCCGCGATCACTCGCTGGGATAAACCAGCCTCCAGCAACTCCGCGAGCATTTCTTGAATAGTCATCTCATTCACCGATGCGCCTTCGCATTGGACGCAACAATACACAAACGTATTGATTCATTCAATACAATCGGCGATACGTTTATGAATCAAGGGCAAAAAAAGTGATTGGTGACCGCATCACTCAACGCATGGCCGAACTTAAGCTATCCGAGGGTGAGCTCGGTCGACGCTCTGGCGTTCCTCAGCCAACAATTCATAGGATCGCTACAAACGCAGTAGCCAGCCCTCGCCAAGAGAATGTTGAAAAAATTGCTAAAGCTCTGAAAGTCAGCACTGATTGGCTATGGAAGGGAGGCAGCCAAAAGGAAACCACCCCCTCTTTTTCCGATGCGAACGTGGAGCCCGGTCCGGCCATCAAAGGATATGTCCCATTGATTTCCTGGGTGCAAGCCGGCGCCTGGTGCGAGATATCCGATGTCCGCACACTAGATGACGCAGAGATTTGGTTACCATGCGCCGCCTCTCACAGTCCCCAAAGCTACGCGCTCAGAGTTCGCGGCCTTTCCATGTTCAACCAACACGAACGGCGCTCCTTTCGAGATGGCGACATCATATTTGTTGACCCAGCAAAGGACGCCGAGAACGGATCTCTCGTCATTGCCAAGCTTATGGATAGCCAAGAAGCGACTTTCAAACAGCTCGTTTTGGAAGGGAGCCGCCAATTCTTAAAACCCCTAAACCCAGCATGGCCCGACCCGATAATTGAGCTGGATGACGATGCGATGATCTGTGGTGTTGTGTTCTCGAAACTAGAAATTTTCTAATACATTTCCCAGTATCTAAGCCCGCATTTACGCGGGCTTTTTTGTAACCATATCGAAAATCAATACATATCAGTATTGACTTGATCGATACGGATTTGTATCGTCTACCTCGTACACCTCTCACCAAAGAGTACGAGACATGCAAACAGCACAGCACAGCACCACCCGCTGCCCGGTCTACCTGCACCCATCTGCATGCAGTAGCCGCGCCGCCGTAGAAGCCATCCAGCGCCGCACCGGATTGCTAGTGATCACCAGCCGCAAAGGCCGCACCGAAGCCATCAAGCCTCTCGACACTGCCACAACCGATGACAGCTCTTCGCCGTTCGGTGGTGATGCAGCATGAACGACTATCTCATTCCACTCGCAAAACAAGAGCTCCTGCACCACATGTTGCAGGTTGGTGGCACCGCCATGTGCCCTCTTCAACGACCAGAGCAAACAATCAATGCAAGCTTTGAAGTCGAGCTCACCGATGACAATGCCGTCATCAACGTTGACCTGGGCGGGCATTCGGGTCACTTGACCCTCAAACGCTCAGATCGCGCAAACCATCTGCACCTTCGCGACTTTATCCAAGACATCGCGAATGGGCGCATTGAGTCGGCCGGGCTTGCGCCGGCCTCACCGACGGATGACCAGAAGCTCGCCCCAGAAACGCCGGAGCCAACTCCGGATCAATCCAGCCGCGATACGCAAATACAGCGAATGCTGGACGAGTCAGAAGCCTTGATTAAAGGCATCCGCACCCTGCTTGCGGCCTGAGGACAGCGCCATGAACCGCACCTTGGACGAAACGGCCGCCGTGCTCGGCCTCAAACCCCGGAAGTTCCGCGAGCAACTGCGTGCGCTCCGCGTGCTGACGCAAAGCGGCGACCTGGCCAGCCACCACCGTGGCGGCGGCAATCTGTTTTCAGACCCGCGAAGCGTCCAGATCGGAACCACCAACCGCTACAAGCACTACGCCGTTGTGATGGTTACCGAGGCCGGCGTGCCATGGCTAGCAAAGAAGCTTGGCATCGCCATCACGCACAAGGACGCCGCAGCATGAAGACCAATTACTTCAACGCTTACACGCAAGCCCTCGGCGCCCTGCGGCTGATTCCAATCTATTTGGACAGCCCGGGCGTGGTCAGTCGCGCCACATTGATCGGCGCCGCCAGCGAAGCGATTGACCTGCTGGACAGCATGCCCTGCCGCACAGTGGAACTGGCCGAAGTCTTCCGCTGCATCAACGACGTGATTCAAGAAGGCCAGGTGGCCTATGTCACCCCAACCAACTCGCCCGAGTTTCCCTTCGGCGCTGTGGTGGCTGACGAAAAAGGCCAGATCTGCGCCGCAGCCATGGGCAAGAGCAAAGAAGGACTCGCCGAAATGATCCGTCTCAAGTTGCTGCCCCCATCGGAGGGGCTCGGGGAGGACGCCGCGTGAGCGACACCCTCGATCAACTACGCAAACAGTTCGCCACGCCCTGCCCGACCTTGACGGCAGTACGTGAACAGTACTTCGCACACATCCGCACCGACCGGTACCTGCTGGCCGAGATCAAGGCAGGCCGCATCGCCCTGGTCATAACGCGCCTGCACTGCTCGGCCCGAGCAAAGCCGGTGGTCTACCTACA